CGGAACTCTTGACGATTACCAGTAGTTGTTGGATCGTTGATGTTAACCTGAGAGTCGATTACAACTGTGCAACCAGCAAATTGACCGATTGATCTGTCAGTTACACCAACTCCACCACCACCCCAAGTAATGCCTGTACCAGTTGATAAGGCAGAAGTTGAGAATGTTAATAGACCTACTTGGTATAAATAGTAAGCAACTGCAGGGTGAACTATAAGAAGATCAAGTTCTTCTCCTCTTTCCCCTAAAAGAGAACGAGCTTCTGCAACAGTAGCAGCAGTAAGATAGTTTGCTTCAGCAGTAGAGCCAGAACCACCTAGTTGCTTCTCAAGGCGATGACCATTAAGAGCAGTATGGAATAAACCAGTTAGAGTTTCAAATAAACGAACAGAGTTCAATTTATTGATAGCATCAGCAAGTTGATTTCTGATATGACCC